AAGCCAAGCCAAGCCAAGCCAAGCCAAGCCAAGCCAAGCCAAGCCAAGCAAAGCCAAGCCAAGCCAAGCCAAGCCAAGCCAAGCCAAGCCAAGCCAAGCCAAGCCAAGCCAAGCCAAGCCAAGTATCGACATCGTGAAGAGGTAATCAATACCTATCTAGCGATTCTGTTGACCCGACATGGGGTCAACGCTGAAGCGGAAACAATTCAACAGTCTGGTGCGGTTCGCCCAGATGTCATGTTCACGATGGGCGGTCTGCGAGTCATCGTTGAAGGCAAATTTGCCGATGTTCCCGATGCCGATAGCCTAGTTTTAGGCGATGCCACCAAGCGTATTGCTGGAGGCATTTGTCATATTGCGGTTGCCCTGGTCTATCCTTTAGCGCTGCGCACAGCCTCTACCGCCTCTCTGGAAACCACATTATCTGGTTCGCGATTACTATATTTAATCGTCTCAGAAACGGGTCAAACAGAGTGGGCGGAAGCTACGCCTTCGGAAGTTCTGGCATCGCTTCGTCGTGTCCATGAATCCCTTACAAAAGACGACATTGTTGCGGAGTCGGCGCGCAAACTCTCTGAGCGAATCGAGGGCATTGCCGCACTTTGGGTTGGACAGGCAGCTACCTGTGATCGGCTATCCAACTCGCTCGGCATGCCTGCCAAGAAAGGCGAAAAGTCAGATGAACGTGACGCACGCCACGTGACTGCAACTAAAGTCGCATCACTTGTACTTGCAAATGCCATGATCTTTCAGGAGCAATTAGCGGCTTCAGGGGGCGACGGTCGAGTTGATTCCCTACGTTCGTATGACAAAGAGCCCGATCCGATTGCTACCCTCAAGGATCATTGGCACTGGATATGGACGAGGATCAACTACGTACCGATTTTCCAGATTGGCGAGTCAATCCTCGCCGAAATACCAGTTAGCCAGTCGGCTATCGCATCCATCCGCTGGCTCATGGCGGAAGCCAAAACGATCTGCGCCAACCAGTCGGCACTTCGGCATGACTTGATGGGACGGATTTATCACTGGCTGCTTCATCACGCGAAGTATCTCGGCACTTATTACACTGCAACCTCATCGGCAACGCTCCTGCTCAAGCTCACCTTTTCACAGGAATGGGCCGGTCAGGATTTTGGCGCGCCAAAGAACCTTGCCAACTTCGTCGTATCAGATTTGGCTTGTGGCACTGGGACATTGCTCATGGCATCGGCTCAGGCGCTGACAGATCAATTTATCGTGTCTCGTGTCAAAAGTGGCAGAAGTCTTGCCGAAACGGATCTGAAGAATTTGCATGAAACTCTTATGGAGAACGTGCTTCATGGCTACGACGTGCTGCCGTCCGCAGTACATCTGACTGCGTCAACATTAGGCATGCTTGCGCCCAACGTGACTTATCGGAAAATGAATCTGTTTGTCATGCCTATGGGAGTGCAGGGGCGAACCACTCGCCTTGGGAGCTTGGACTTCATAGGGCATAGCCGCATATCGACACAATTGACTCTGGATAACAGCCAGATGGAGGTTAAGCAAACAGGCATCGTGGCTGAACATTACGCCACCGCAGAAGTGCCAGCCCTCGATCTATGTGTCATGAATCCGCCGTTTGTTCGCTCCGTTGGCGGGAATCTCCTATTCGGCAGTCTGCCAGATGATGAACGCGCAAAACTCCAAGGCGAGCTAAAAAAGCGGGCGAAGAATCTACCTGCGTCGATTACGGCAGGATTGGGTAGCGTATTCATGGCGATTGCGGACAAACATCTGCGTGTGGGCGGACGTATGGCGTTCATCCTGCCGGTCGCACTGGCGACCGGAGAAGCATGGGGGGCGAGCCGAAAACTGATCGCGGATGGCTATCACCTTGAAACGGTGATTGTCAGCCACGATGCCGAGCGACCCAATTTCTCGGAAAATACCGACCTGTCCGAAATCATGTTCATTGCGCGTAAGCTCAAAAAGAACGAGGAGCCAGGCAGTACCACCTATATCAATCTTTGGTACAACCCCCGCACGATCTACGAAGCACTGGATGTGGCTGACCGTGTGCGCGAATGTATTGCGCAAAACGACTCAAATCATGTGGCTGCTTCGGTACGTGGCATCGACGGTCGAAAATTGGCTGAGATTATCCAACTTCCGCCCACCCAAGGTGATGCCCAATGGATCGGGATGCAATTCGCGCAAGCGCCGGCGCTGCGAACTGCTGTGTCGCTTGGTCATAGTGAGTTGGCTGTACCCGGTCAGCCTTCTGTCAAAGTGCCGTTATGTACCCTGAGTGAGCTTGGTAGTCTTGGATACGATCAGCGCGATATTCATGATGCATTTACCGCTTCTGAAACTGACTGGTCGCCGTATCCTGCATTCTGGAATCACGAAGCAAATAGGGTTGTGTCCTTAGATCAAGGAGCGAACACGTATCTGTCAGCTAGAACGACTCCCGCCCCTGGGCGGAGACTCAAGGATGCTGCGCAAGTATGGAATAGCGCAGGCCGAATTCTTCTTGTCGAACGAGTAAGAACAACAACACACCGAGTATTGGCGGTGGGGTTTAACGATCTTGTTCTCGGAAATACTTGGTGGGCTTTCAAAACTGAGCTTGCACCTGCTCACGAGAAAGCTTTACTGCTATGGCTAAACAGTACGCCATCAATATTGCTCATGCTCTCCCACCGAGTAACAACGGAGGGGGTGTGGATGAAGATCAAGAAACCTCAATGGGCTGCAATGCCCGTGCTTGACGTGCGAAGCTTGCCAGGGGAAACCGTCTCCCAGCTTGCGAACGCCTATGAGGCATTATGCTCAAAAGAACTATCGGCACTCGCCAAGCTCGATTCTGATCCAATCAGAAGCAAAATCGACAATGCCTTATCGGCTGCGTTAGGACTGCCGGATATGAAACCTTTACGGCAATTACTCGCCCGAGAGCCGGGCCTGACGGGTAAATCACTGTCCTTGAAACCCGGGCAAACTGCGCTGTTCCAAGATGTGGATATGCAGCAAGAAGTGACAACTCAGTTACGTCTGATTTAATAATCAAAACCCGCATGTGTTTGGCATCATCAGAGCTGGCGTGTGCGGCTGCTACATAATTCCGCAATGAAGTGGTCGTAGTGCTCGTGACCGCCTGCTTTTTCCAAGGTCACGATTCCAACACTCAGCTTTTCATCACCAACTTTCACGGTCGCCGAGTATTTGTGCGCTGCCACGATGTGTGGCTTGTTGGCTTTGGCGGGTTCCGATCCCTTGTATTCAGCGTGCGCCAAAAGCTGCCCCAATCCAGGCAGAATTTTCAGTTCGGGAAAATTGGCGCGAGAGAGCGCATGCTTCACCCCCTGTCGCGTTACCTTTATCGAGTGCCCGCTGTTCTCGTTCTTGAACGATTTCCCGATTAGATTTTCTTCGGCGTAACCCATTGCGGCTCTGCGCATGTCCTTTGTGGAGGCGTGCTCGCCAAGTTCGCTTCCGGACAATTCCACCGAAGCGCCACCGGCGAATCTGCCCGCTTCATCGCGCGGATGATCGTCTTCATTCCAGTCGGCCTTCGCTACCGCGTCCTTCTCGTCGTCCAGTACCGGCAGCACATCACAGCGGCAACCCGGATGTAGCGGCGCTGCGGCCACGCCGCCCTCGAACAGCTCGTCGAGCCCTACGATGTCCCCGTCAAGCTCCTGGCATGCGTCGCAGCAGTCCGGCGCGGCCAGCCATTCTTTCTTGCTCACCAACCCCGATGCGCGCCAACCTTCCATCGCGCCGGCCGTGTCCGCGAACGCGGTTTCGGTGCGCGCGATCGTCTCGGCTCGCGCGTCGGAGAAGGCGTAGTGCTCCTGCAACGCACTGGCTAACTTATCGTTACTCCAGCCTTCGTCAAGCGCCTGAGCCACCGCGTCCTGAATCATGTCGCGCGTCGCGTCGGTGATCTGCCAGCGCGCGTCCGGGTTTGGAACCCGCTCGCCATCGACCCACTTCATGCCGACCATCTCGGCCGCGCGCGCCTCGGCGTACTCAACCGCGCGCTCGCCGATAAGGGCTTCGGCCTCCTCCGCGGCGTCGATCTGCCGCAGCGCCGCCCCGCCGCCATCGGCCGCCACGGCGGCCAGCATATCCTCGTAGAGGTCCTGGATTTCGTCGGTCCACTTGCTCAGATCGAGCTGCGCCAGGATTTCCTTGGCGCGCGCGCGCCAGCTCTGCGAGGGCCGGCTGGCTTTCTCCAGGCCGGCGATGCCGCTGATTTGTTCGGCGATCTTCAGCGCCTGGGTTTGGAGAAACTTCTCAGTAGCCTTGGCGAGCGCTTTGCGCGCCTTGGCAACAAACGGCCGATCGGGATTGATCGGCCGTAGGGCTTTTTTTCGTACTTTAGCCAGCGCCTCCTTCGCGCCGACCTTGCTCTGTTCTTTGTCCTGCGGCTTCGCGTCCGGCTTCCCGCTCAGTTTTCCCTCTTCGTCCTCTCCGCCGAACCCTGGCGGCGGGGGTGGATTCAGTTCCGCCTTCTGCTCAGATGTCAGCGGTTCGCGCCCGAGGTCGGCGCGCACCTCGTCGGGGTGTAGCACCTTGCAGGTGACGTAGATCTGATTGACCTGCGCCTGCGTGAGCGGGTCTTCGGAATCCTCTTCTTTCCACGCGAAGCGCAAATCCGGCGCATTGAAGAGGTGCGGCGCGCTGATGACGGTGTTGATGAGCGCCGCAATCCAGTTTTGCACCGGCGCCAAGCCCTCTTCGCGCGCTTGCGCGGTCGCGTTGTCCGCCGTCGCGCGGTTCTGCTGCTTGATGAATGGCGTCGGGCTGATCGAGAAGGCAAAGCACACGATGCGCGCGAGCCATTCATCGAACTCATCCTTGAGCAAGGCTTCCTTCGTCAGCGTGACCCCCATGCCGTCCGGAACGAATTTGAGCTTGCGCTTCTGCGCGCTATCGCCTTCGAGCATCAAATCCCAATACTTCTGGAAATCCGCGATCTGCTGCGCGCTCCACTCCTTCGGCACACTCACCAGCGCATCCGGCACCGTCCCTGCGGTGTAATACTCCAGCACATGCATCTGCCGGCGCAGCGCGAGATTGACCGTGGCGATGATCTGCTCGACCGGCGAAAAGCCATACACCTTGTGCGTGCGCACATTACGCGGCCGGTAGATTAACTCCTCGCGCGTGTAGTTGATCGCCGGCACGCCCTTGAGAATCTGCTGATAAGCCGGGTCTGGCGGCAAGGGCGTGCGGCCCGAAACGTCGAGCACGCGCTTGACCGTGGAGCCATCGACAGGCTCCAGCGAATACAGCTCGCCGCCGCGCGTGAAGCACGGATACACAGCCGGCGCATCGATCACGAGCAGATCCTCAAGAACCATCCGCAGCCACGTATTCCAGTCATGCTCGCGGTCGGGCGTCAGGAGGAAATCCGTAATCCGCTTGCAACGATCATCCGGCTGCTTCGCATCGTCGCGCGGCACAATCTGCCACTGCATTTTCTCGACCTGATCCTTGCGCGTCTCGATCACCAGGCGCAACACATCGCAGGCATCCGCCAGCCCGCGCATCTGCTCGAAGCTGATCGCCTCCTGTTGGCGCGGCTTCGTCCAGAGATTGAAGCCGATCGGGTAATCGAACTGCCGGCCCGCAATGCTCGCCTGCTGCGCCTTGGGCGCCATCGGCGGCAGCGGCTCTTGCGGCCCGAACCACACGTTCATTGCCGCACGGAGCCCGCCGACGGCGCGAGCGATCATTCCCGGCTCGATCGGCGTCTTGGTTGGCTGCATGAATTACCCCTGTGTCTGCTGCTCGGCCTGCTTCTGCATCCAGTCCAGCAGCCCGAAGTTGTTGATGTTCAGCTCGTCGAACGCGTCCGACAGCGCATCGACCTGATCGTCGTGGAGCCCGTTCGGAAAGACACGCATTTCCGCGATAAGCGCGTCATTCCACTCGCCACGCAGCATCGTCACGTTGCCGACATTGACCTGCGCGGCGAACGGCTCCGCGCGTGTGATCTTGTCGCCCGACACCGGCTTAACTGTTACGCCGAAGCCAGCAAGTAATTTCGTGAAGTGAGCCGCCTGGGATTTGCCAGCTTGGCCGGGGTCTTGCGGAATCCGCACCCGGACTCCCGACCCATCGCGCCGCGTCGTGTTGAGCAATGCGCTTTCGACCGTCTCCGGCCCGCCGCGCAGCCGCTCCACGTCGGCAATGATCCAGCGCCCCGACGGCGTGATGCCCAGCTTGCCACCGGCCGTCCAGTCCGGGTCTTTGCCCGGACCCTCAACGCTCGCTGCGAAATCCCACCCGCGTACAAAGCGTGTGCCCACTGGCACCGCATCGACGATCTCGATGTGCGCCGGTTTGAAGATATTGCCTTCAGGCGGCGCTGGTCTTTGCTGATACTGCCCTGCGAACGTGTAGGGCGCCGCCTGCTGCATAACACGCAGCCGCTCAATGCCGTGCTTTTCCGGCCATAGCGCCGCGCCATCATCCTGAATCGCCGGCAGACAGACATGCTCCCACGTCTCGCCGTTGCCGCCCGCCAATAGCCAGCCCGCCAGATCGGCCTCGTGCAAGCGCTGCATAATCAGAATGATTGGCGTGCGCTCCGGGGCATTCTTGCGGCTCTCCAGCGTGTTCTGGAACCACTCGATCACCCCACTCCGGATCGTATCGCTGCGCGCCTCGTCGGCCTTATGCGGATCGTCGATGATGATCGCTCCGCCGAACCCCTCGCGATGCTTCCCCGCGCCGTAGCCCGTAATCGTGCCGCCCGAACCCGTCGCATAAACAATGCCGTCAGACGTGGTTCGCCATTCGTGCTTCGCGGCGCTGTCCGACCTTAGTTCGACGCCTTTGAACAGCTCGCGGTACTCGGCATGCTGCACGATCTCGCGAATCTGCCAGGAGTTGTTTCCTGCAAGCTGCGCCGCATAACTCGTGATGATGAATTCACTGTCAGCCGCCTGCCCCAAAGACCACGCGACGAAGTTATTGACCAGCTCTGTTTTCGAATACCGCGGCGGGATATTGATAATCAGCCGCGTGCATTCGCCGCGATACACGCGCATCAGCGCATTGCAGACAATCGCGTGATGCCGCGCTTCCTTCCAATCAAATCCCCTGCGCTTGAAGAACATCCAGCGCGCAAAGGCGTACAGATCGGCGCGTGCTTTTCTGCGTTCCCGCTCAAGAAGCAGCGCTAACGTTTCACGGTTTAATCCCATGCTTCGCGAGTTCCGTGGCCAGCTCCTCGTCTGTCAAATCGCGATAGGGCTGAGTCACGATCGGCCCGCCGTCCTCGCCGGTCAGCTCAACGGCCTGTTTCGATTTCCCATATCCACGATCGAGAAGTTCCTTTGCGGCCGCCACCTGGGTGGCCTCGCTTTCAGCCGACGTCATCAGCTTGGCCAGTCGCTCGATCGCCTGCTTGCCGTACCGCTGCGCCAACGCCTTGACATCTGCCGTCGTTTTGTTTGGGGTGCCCTTCGTTCGGCCACCATACTTTTTACCGACAGGCATTTAACTACTCCGAACTAAAGTAGATCAGGGTTTTTCCCGCACCGGCAGCACGGCCGATGCGACTAGTGCGTCGCCAGCTTCGGTTATCGCCAAGCATCGCAACCCATAATCCGTGCCTGCAATACCGCCCTGCACCCGCTGCAACACAGACGCGCCCAGCACTTGCGGCACGCCCGACAGAACAGCCATCGGGGCCGGGTCAGCATCATCGGGACCTGAATACTCAATGCTCGCCACGACCAAGGGGCTCGACACGCTCGCCGCCTCGGCCGAGAAGTCGAACTCGATAACCACCGATTCTTCTGGGTCTTTGATTGGCAAGCGATTCATTTGCGCACCTTCCATTTACGCTTGTGGAGCGTCACAACCCACTTGCGCGCCTGAAATCCGACGCGATACCCCGCGCTCGCCACAAGCTCGCCGCCCACGAAAATATTCGAGTCTCCCGTCATGACTCCACCGCCTGCGTCCGCATCGAGCCTGTTTCCTGCAACGGATGCACCACCGCTCTCAAGCGCCGCGAAGCCATACAGTTGCCCGCCGCCCGTCTCCGTATCGAGCCGGTTGTCCGTAGCCAACGCCCCGCCGCCGCCGAGCATTGCGCCGCCGTGCATTTCCCCACCACCACTGCTTGCGTCGAGTCGATCCTCGGAAGCTGTTGCGCCCCCGCCTGCAAGTTGCCCGCCACTGGATAGCTGGCCCCCGCCCGCCGCGATAGAGTTGTCGGCAACATTCGCCCCGCCGCCTGTGAGCGTGGAGGCGCTTTGGAGTTCGCCTCCGCCCGCGTCGACATCAACATGGTTGCCCTCTACGAATGCGCTGCCGCCGGTAATCGCCGCAGTGTTGGATAGCGGCCCGCCGCCTGCGTCCGCGTCGAGCCAATTACCGGCCGTAGCACCCCCGCCTCCGGCAATGACCGATCCGCCGGAAACCGGCCCACCGCCCCCCTCCGCGTCAAGGCGGTTGTCGGAAGCGACTGCGCCTCCGCCAACTAGTTTTGCCTCGCTCGAAAGTTCCCCGCCGCCCCCCGTCGCATTTTGATGGTTGTCTAAAACGGACGCCCCGCCTCCGGCAAGCAGGGTGGCGTTAAGCAGCTGCCCGCCTCCGGCGCTCGCATCGAGCTTGTTGTCTGCAACCGATGCACTGCCGCCGGTAAGCTGCGCCGTGCCGAGTAGTGTTCCACCCCCGGCGCTTGCATCGAGCCTGTTTCCTGCAACGGATGCCCCGCCGCCTGCGAACGTTGCGGAGCCTTCTATCTCTCCCCCGCCGGATGTCGCATCCCTGCTGCCGACGTTCCACTGCGCTGAATCGCTCTCGACCACCGTCGCACCGTCGGCTTCGACCGTGTAGTCGAGCACGTAGGTGCCGTCTGCCGCGTCCGTGAAGTCGAACGATCCGTCCTCATAGATAAAGAGGTACGGGACCGCAGACCCGCCAAGAATTCGCAAACGCAGTTGTTTCCCCGCGTTCGACGGGAGCAGCGCATCGTCGTAAAGAAGCCCGGCGCCGTTGTCACCCGTCTCCGTGGTTGCGGCAATAACTTCGGCCAGAATCCCGACGCAAGGGGTTCCTAAAATGCGCTGTCCGTCGAACGACAGGTTTAAGCTGCGCAGCATCAGATCGAGCCAGGCTGGTAGGCGACCGTTTCTCCTGAACTATCGCTCATGAGCAGAAAACCGTTACCAGAAGGCAGGCCGGTTGCCGTGAAGCGGCCTGCGCCATCCGTGATCGCCTCACCATGCGCCATCGCGGTGGGCGCGGCGCCGATGGCGCCCTGATACCACGTCCAGCGCACTGTAGCGCCTGACAGCACCGACCCGGTGTTGTTGGTCAATACGTCCGTCTGCAAGCTGCCGCTCGCGGGCGCGTCTGGCGGCGTGTCGGGGGGCGGTTCGTCGCCTCCTTGTGCAGGCTTCAGCCCGATTGCAACAAGAACCGTTACAGGCTGTATCGCGGTGAATGTCCATGTCATCGCGGTCGCATCGGTTTTATACGACGCACCGGAGCGAGACACCCCATCTGTCTGTTGCGCTGCGATAACGGTTTGCTCGACTTCAGGGGCAAACGTTCCGTCTGTTGTCAGGATTGCAAAGTGGTCTATCGCTACACCGCCAGCAGGCAGATCGATCGCGACCGAGACGGGCGAGATGGAATATCCGTTTGAGTATTGCGTTAACGGTAGTACGACACCCGAGCTGTCGACCCCGGTCCATGATGAGGCGTAGGCGTCGACATAAGCCGATGCGGAGGGCGTGATGACAATATCGCCCGTTCCTACCGGAGGATCACACATCATCCAAACGTAGGTGTAAGGGCGGATAGACTTTGAGGCAACTGGAGCGCCCAGTGACACGCCGTTGTAGGTGACAGTCGCCGCAGCAAGGCAATCCACGCTGTTCGGACACTGCGCGCTGATGACAAGTGCCCGGTTATTACCCGGCCTAACCGTGTGCGACCACGTGAAACTGGTCTTATCACTGCCGCTAATGCTGGAGCTCGAGTCAAGTACGACGCTCACGTTCTAGACCTCGAAGCGCGGAGCCGAGAAGACCGCGCTGAAGATGTCGTATCCCGCCTGCATGATCCCGCGTCCGTTCTGATGAAGGTTGTCCGACTTCATGGATAGAGGCATGCTCGGCGCTCGGGTATTGGATGGACTAGCTGCCGCGATAGCCGCCTTGGCACTTGCCACGCCAGGCCCGTATTGCGCCGAGCCGACAGCCATTTGCATGAGTAGGCGCAATGTGGCGGCGCCGGTGATGCCCACGGCGGCGTTACCATCGAGTAGTGCCTGCAAGAGGGGTTGATACCACTCCTGAGACTGGCTCATATCCGCCTCGCCCTGAATCCACACCCAGGCAGAGTCTTCCGCCTGCGCCGCAGCCGCGCCCTGTGTGTGGCGGTTTCTGAAATCCGTCCACGGCCATTGGTTTGGGGTGAACTGCGGCGAAATCGATACGCCACTAGAGCCTTCTTTGTGCAGGTAAAGATTTCCGGATGTCGTTTCTCTCATCCATCGAACGGCAAGCGGAAACTCAACGCCGAACTGCCCGTCTGCGCATCCGTTGTTCGCCGCGCGCAGCGGCTGGTAAGCCGAAGAGGCCGTATCCCAGATAAATACGCGAGAAAAACCGACGCCGGTGAAATCGGCCACCCGTTCCGCAAGCCCTGCATCGCTTGCCAGCGGAACTGCGGAAAGGTCGGAGATGTCTGCTCGCCCAATCGCATTCGACTGGCCCCAGATTTGAATACGCCGGTTGCCGCCGATAAAAAATCTTCCGCCGTGCGCGGAACGCCCGCTCTCGACGGTATAGACCTCAGACATCGGGTTAGGCCGGTGTGCTGTCGTTGATAGTCAGCGCGTTGACGGTGAGCGTGCCGTTGAGCGTGGTCTGCGGCGCGGTCAGATCGTTACAGGCCACCAGCGGACTGGCCGCATCGTTCGCGCCCGCGACGTAATAAACCGCATAGCGCGCGCCGTTGATCGTGGAGTTCGACCACACCGCATTGGGGAATGTAATCGTTTGGCGGTGATTGGCCTTGTCCTTCACGAACGTCGGCGTGATGGACGCGCCGCCAGCGGTGTATCCGGCGCCGCTGATTTCGTACGCGCGGAGGTCGGCGACGCTGGTGTGCGCCTGGCTCGGGTCGTACCCCGCATCCAGCAGCATGACTTTGTAGGTGCTGGTTTTTGTGACTTTGCCGGCGTAAACGTCGTCCTTGAAGCTGTCATAGCTCGAATTTGGCATTGCGGAGGACTCCTTAAATTAAATGCGTCGCACAGCAGGCTTTTCCGCTGCAATGGCGTAGCTGTTCATCTCCGTGATAGCCGCCTCAAGTTGCTCGTTCGCGCTCGCCAGTTTTTCGACTTGCTTGACCGCCTCGGCATGATCGAACACCTGCACCGTGCCGCTGCTTGCGGTGTTGTTGAACATGGAAGCCTTGTGCAGCATCCTCGCCAGTTCAGCGGCAAGGTTGTGACGCTGACTGGAAAGGGAAGCCATGCGCTCGGCGGCATCGGTATATCGGCCAAGGGCCTCGAAGTCTTTCATTGAACGATTTCTCCCGGATGGCGCGCATTTTTCGGCCCTAGAAACGCAAAAACCCGCGCGGCGAACCGGGCGGGCTTGGCGGTTTTTGGCTTCGTTTGGGCGTGTTGATGCCCGGCAAAAACCGAGCATCTACACGCTTACGCGGAACCAGCTTGAATTGTGCTTCGAAGCGTAGCAGGTCTTCGCGCCCCGCGCAAGATGTTGTGCCAATCGCCTCTCCGCCCACCGGATGTAGTGCTCCAGCGTGTGACGCGTAATGATCGTCGGACCGATCCGATTGACACGGCGGATCAGGATTTCCGGCCGAGCCAGCAGGATGTACCACCCGCCGAGCAGAACGCGGTCGCGCGCGCCGAGCTTGAGCCAGGCTGTCTGCACACGCTCGGCGTCCCGGTAGTCGAGGACGCGCGGCGTCTCGCCGTCGTGGTACAGGTCCGGCGAGCGGTAGCGCTCGAAGCCCGGCGAGCATTGCTTGCGGTAACGGTCCTGATAGACCGCGCCCCAGTTCTCCAGGCGTTGGTGCAGGATTTCGTCGGCGCCCGTCACCGCGCGCTCTCGCCTTCCTGCCAGATGCTCACCTCTACACGCGGAACTGCTGCGTAGCGTTTCGTCACCCATGCCGAAGTCACCGCGCTGTCATCCGTGAAAACAATCCCGTTGCAGCCGTCGGAAATCGCTTTTCCCAGATTGTCCCAATCGGGTTTCCCGGTCGGACGCACAACGCCAGCGTATGCAGCGGCGCGCTTCTTTTTCGACCAGCTCATCGGAATGACCAGAAAAACCCGTACCTCCATCGCCAGCGCACCGCGGAGCAGTTCCCGCTCCTGCATTGCTTGCGCGGCCTGAAGCCGCACCAGGTTCTCGTATTCGACGGTTTTCGCGTCACTGTGCGCGATGACAACCGGTCTTCCGGTTGCGCCCAGCACCGGCTTGCCGTTGCGCATCAGCGGCGTTGAGCGATGCCTGGCCTTGCCCTTCGGCGGGCCGGGAATCACGAACTCGACCGGATCGGTTTTTTTCTCGAAAAAATTCAAATCAGCGTCCCCTTCGCCCACTCGTGTTTCACGTCCGCGATCAGCTTTTGCATCGCCGCTTTTCCCCGCTTCTGCTCCACCAAGCGGTAGTACGCATTGCGCCGATCCTTGTCCCACCGCATCACCGTTCTGGCTTCGCAAGCTGCTCTGTGCTGTTCGGTCCATGTCATTCCTCGCTCGATTTCATTGCCTCTTGCGCAAACTTCACGGAGACGCATGGATGCGCTTTCGGGTTTTCAAGGATCTTCCGCGCCCAGGCCCGATGATTGAATCCTGCACGGTGAGCCATCGCATCCGCGCCCGCCTTCACCTGCGCAGCACGCGCCCTCGCCGTCTCGGAATCCACCTTCGGGGCCGGCAGTGCAGGCGCTGGCGTTGGCGCTGCCTGTCGGCACAGATCGAGAAATTCAGGCAGTGTCGGCGACAACGCGCGGTGGCGGCACGCCTCCAGCGCTCGGGTCAGCCGCTCGGGCTGTTCGGCGAATCCGCCCAGCTCGGCGCTCCACGTTGCTTTTGCGTTGAGCAAACCCCGATCCCGCCCTTGACCGTCGAGTTCGCCCGAGCGCCAGCGGTCGACCCACAGCGAACCGTAAAAGCCCTGCATCCGGTCAAAAATCCGATCGACCCAGGAGGCGGGGAGCCTCCGCGGCAACGGTGATGGTGCGTTCATCGTCGAGTTCCTTCGGTTCGCATTTCGGGGTGCCGTCGTCGTTCATCACGTCGGACAGGCGCGTCATTGCCGCAGCGCGGCGCAGCGTTTCGCGGCTCGGCGGCGAGTCGCGCGCCGATGCGGTGGTCGTGGTCCCACCTCGCAGGCTGTCCGCCCGCAGCGACTTGAGCAGGGCGTGATCCCACTCGTGCTGCGTTCGCGTTCGCTGTGCCTGGCCGAGCCAGTAGGCGCGGAATTCGGTCAGCGCAGCTTCGAAGGTCGGCGTATCCGGCAACGGAAGTCCGGCCTGTCGGGCTAGCGTGGCGAAATGCGGCGAAGGCTCCCACTCCAAGCCCATCGGAAACGCGTCCGCCTTGGGAGGCGGGGGCGGTCGGGCTTCGTCGCGCGCAACAACGGTTGCACAACCACCACCCGTTGACGGAGGTTTACTGGTGTCTGGTGTCTGGTGTCTGGTAGCCGTGTTGTCACGCGTGACAGGTGACGTGACAGATGCGTGATCTTGTTGTGACGTCACGCGGATGATGGCTTCTTGTAACTCGTCTGTGGTTGCGTTCCAGGGCATATGCACGCCGAGTGACAAAAGTCGTTCAAACATCGTCTTGCGACGCTCACGTGCCCTGCGCTGGCGCTCCTTATCACTATCGCGACGCTTCTCTACCTCCGGCTGCTTGGCGGCGAACTTAGCGATTTCTTCTTCCGCGCGTGCGTTGACCCATACCCCATCCTTCAGCGTAAAGAACTCATCCAGGATCGCATCGACAGCAGCCTTTTCCTCGCGCGTGCGGGCGCGGGCAACGCGATGCGCCTGATCCGCTGGAATGCCCTGCTCGGTTCCGTAGCACCGATCCAGCAACAGGCGATACGCGCCATGTTCAAGCATCGTCAGGTGCGAGGTGTCCTTGGCGTAGTCACCGAGATGGTGCTCGTAGTAGTTCATTGCCATGAACCCACGCGAACAAACGCATCTACAAAAATTGCTTGTATCGCCAAATAAACGCATCTACAATAATTCACATGCAAACGCGATTGATCTGGGACGAAGCCAAGCGTGAGCGCAATCTCGCCAAGCACGGTTTGGACTTCGCCGATGCGCGATGGGTACTGGATTCGCGTTACCGGCTCGATGTCGAAGTGCTGCGCGGCGACGAGTTGCGCGTGCAGTCGTTTTCCTACGTGGCCGATGTGCTGGCCGTCTTGACCGTTGTGCATACCGCGCGTGATGGCGCGGCCCGCATCATCAGCTTTCGCCCGGCCAGTGGCGAGGAACGCGAGGCTTACCATGAGTGGCTTGAAAGTGAATAAGATGAGCAGGCGGCAGGTGACTGACGCGGTGCGCGCCCTTCCCGCTGACAAAGATTTTGTCTGGGACGGTGTGGATGAGGACGACCGCCCACTGACGCACGATGAAATGCGCGCGGGCATCGCCGCCGCCAAGAAACGGGGCCGTCCGGCGGGCAGCGGTGTCAAGGAACAAGTCGCCATCCGCTTCGACCGCGAAGTGTTGGACGCCTTCCGCGCCGAGGGACCGGGCTGGCAGACGCGGATGAATGACGCGTTGCGCGACTGGATCAAAACGCACAGGCCCGTCTGATCGAAGCGCATCACGCCACCTCTCGCTCAGCCGGCCGCACCCCACGTACAAACCCATCCCGGTCGACGTCGAAGGTCACTTTGGGATGCTCACATTTGCCGCACGAAGCCATCGCCGCGCGGTATTCCGGCGTGCAGTCCATGCAGTAATTGTCGCGCAGGCGAAATTTGTACTCTTTATTTCCTGTGGATAACTCAGCCGCAGCGCGCCATTGCGCGAACTGGTGCTGACTGGAAAAGCAAGCTGGCGTATTCATTCCCGCTCCCTTGTGTAGGTCTCATTCTTCTCGCGCTCTTCGAGCGCCGCTTCAAAGCGATGACGCGCCCGCTCGTGGCGCTGCCATACGGCATACACGACAACCAGTGCGGCATTGGAAAAAACGACCGCCGCCGCGCACACCGCGAACAGAACGAAGAGGTTCGCGACCCAATCACCTGTCATTTTTTTGCGCCCCTCTCAGTCCCTGACCGTCCCTGCTAATAAGTCCCGGTGCGGGTTAAGGTGTCCATACACAAACTCGCGCAGGATCTGACGGATGAACGGACTCAACGAATCGTGTCCGGCGACGGCCGCCAGTTCCTTGAGGTCAGCTTTGAGCTTCTCACCCAAGTGCAGCTTGATTTCATCGGTGCATTTTTCCGGGTGTCGTCGCATACGTGTTATCTCGAAAATCGAAAAAGGGAGGAGGCTCCAGCCATGCCAGAATTCAGTTTCCACACCAAAAAACCGCTCACGAAAGGAGCCTCCGATGACTCAAGCCCTCTGCCCTCACTGCAACGCCGCCCTTCTAACGCTCAAGATCGTTGGGCTCGACGGGATTTCCAACAACGGGAGTTATCACTGCGTGGCCTACGTTTGCCCGTCGTGCAACCGGGCAATCAGCGCACAGATCGATCCGGTCGAGATCGAGGACCGCCTCATTAACGCCATCCGGAATCGGGACTAGACACCGCTTGGACGGGCTGGCGATCTTGACGGGCAGCCCGGCGCGGCATAGCTCGGAGTAGCCGCCCACGAGTAGGGAAGAACGGTAGTGCTTGACCTTCTCACCGCCGGTTTCAAGTGACGCCGGATCACGTGCGAAGCGCACTCGCGGAGGCTGTTTTCCTTCGAGCAGCAAATCCCACAGTTGCTGCTCTGGGGATTTCCGGGGCCGCGCTCGTTTCCCGAATAAGCGGCTAAGAAAAGCGAACATCAATCTGCTCCCACTGGAGAACCCAAGTGAAAAGATGGTTTGAACGAATTCGTCAAGACTTCCGTGTCGGCCGCCAAGACCCGCAGTTCGGCATGTTCCACCGCCCCCGATACGTTCGGGCTCTGCTTTGGTGCAACCGGTGGTTGAACAGGCCGGTGATCTACTTGCTGGGTTGTGTGACAGGAGCCTTTGTCCAGCATGCAATCAACCAAGCGCTGCACTGGTGCTGACACCATGCCTGTGATGACGCCCAGCAGAAAATAGGTCGAGAGCTTCACGCAGCCTCCCTTAGCTGATTACAAAAGGAATTTCCAATGAAGCGGGATATGGACATCGTGCGCGCAATCATCCTTGCGACGCGCGACAGCAGCGGCCCTTTGGATGGCGTGCCGGACATCCCAGACGAGGTTTTCGCTGCGCACGTAGAGCTGATGGCGGAAGCCGGATTGGTCAAAGCCGCGAGTGTCAAGGGGTTAGCAGGCCCAGGGGCTGCGACAGTGCTGCGACTGACGTGGGACGGCCAGGATTTCGCGGACGAAATCACCGACCCGACGATTTGGGAAAAAGCAACGCAGCTCATACGAGGTCCCGGCTCATCATGGACGTTCTCCGTTTTGCGCGATGTTCTGAAGGACTTGATCGTGTCCGTGGTAAAGCAACACGTTTAAGACCTGAGTCATCGCGGCGCGCACGGCGGCTGCGACATCGGTCGCCGTGTAGAGGTCGGATGCGCTGCATCGCTCCTGATCGATCAACTCACAGAGCCGATCGGCCTGATGCAGCCATTCGTGCGCCAGCGCGGCGACCGCCTGTAAGGGCGTGGCCGCCTGCGCAACCTCTTTCTGCACGGCGCAAAAGTTCGTGCGTGTCAGTGTCGCAAGATGCGCTTCAAGCGGAGAGGTGGGCAGCATCACGCAGCCTCCTTCGGCGGTTCGGCGGACGGGGCAGTGCCGCGCAGATAGGCCCAATCCACGTCCGGGCGCAGTTCTTCGCAGGTCACAGCGCCGCCGGTGGCGCGCTCGATGGCTGGGCAGCGTTCGGCAGGAAGACGTCTTTTTCCATCACGCCAGAAACAGACTGCTTGAATTGTTACGTTAAGGGTGGCCGCTGCTTTGGAGGGGCCACCCAAAAGCGCTATCGCATTAACAATGGTCTTCACGGCGTTACTTTCCAGACTGTAATGCCTTCATTCTACGGTCGTAGAAATCTAATATCAACAATCGTAGTTGTTCAAAAATCTACAGGTGTTTAGCATCCGTCGCCATGGCAACAGGAAACCAAATCAGGCATTACAGGGAAAAGCTCAAGCTGACGCTTGAAGAGCTTTCAGCTATATCAGGAGTCGAAATCGGTACGATCTCGGCGCTTGAAAACCGCGATAGCGAGCGTTCAAAGTACTTTGATGCCATTGCAAAAGCTTTCGGTCTGACAATTGAGCAACTGGCAGACGAAAATAAAGACTGGCTGGATAGCGTAGAAAGAGAAGAATCGAATCTTGAGGACGCGCCGCAATTGCGCCCATTCAGAAATGTTCCGATCGTTGGCACCGTTCAAGGCGGGGACGATGGTTACTTGGTCGACTTGGAATACCCCGTTGGCCATGGTGATGGAAGTATTAGATATCCGGCCAAGGATGAAAACAGTTACGCGCTTCGAGTACGTGGAGACTCGATGCGCCCAAGAATCAAGAATGGCGAATTTATTGTTGTTGAGCCAAACCATCCACCGCAGCCTGGCGATGATGTCGTTGTGTGCCTGAGCGATGGAAGAAGGATGGTCAAGGAACTGCTCTACACCCGAGATGGAGAGGTCACGCTCGGGTCAATCAACAACGGACATGGAAACATCACGGTAGCTTCCGAAAAAATCGAAAAGATGCACTACGTAGCAGCCATCATCCCGCGTGGGGCTTTCTACAAACCATGAAACCTCGCGCACTGGCTACGGTTATTTTGGCTGCCATCGTGATTTTTTCTCCGGTTATTGAGGCGAAAATTCCACGCAGCGCGGCAGCGAAAGCCGAGTTCAAACGGGAAAACCCATGCCCTGCCACGGGGAAACAGCACGGCGCATGTCCTGGATGGCAGATCGATCACATCACTCCGCTCAAATGCGGCGGCCCCGACACGCCAGCCAACATGCAGTGGCTAACAATCAAAAATCACAAGGTTAAGACTAAACGCGAGGCAAAACGGTGCCGCTAGGCTTTTAAACGTCTACGGTAGGCACGATTAAGAACATAACAACTCAGGAGGAAGAATGGCGCTGGTCAAATGTCATGAATGTGGTAACGACGTAAGCACTGAAGCGAAAACTTGTCCCAAGTGCGGCGCGAAAGTCGTCTTGCCCAAGCCGCCTAAGCGCCCTACGTCACGATTCGCGAAAATCGTCGGGGGTGTTTTGTTGGCGGTGCTTTTTGTCGCAAGAATTATTACCGCCGGGGAAGAAAGAAAAGAAGCGGAACGTCAGGCATCCGCAGCACAAGCCGAACAGCAACGACGAGCCGCACTCACGCCGGAACAGCGAAAGGCTGAAGACGAGGCAATCGCCAAACGCCAAGCCGCCGAAGACGCTAAACACCTAGCTGCGGAAGAAGCAAAAACCGTAAAAGCAATTCATCTGCACAATGCCAGCGCGGGCGCGACGGCGCTCAAACGCGCATCAAAAGACCCTGACACGTTTGAGCTGAAATCTGCGGTTCTTCATTCCAACGGTACGGCCTGCTACGACTACCGCGCCAAGAACAGTTTTGGTGCGATGCTGGCTGGAAGTGCGGTGCTGACCACAAAAGGGAAGATCCTTGTACAAGAGGTAAATGGCAACGCGTTTGCAAAGGTCTGGAATATGGAATGCACGAAAGCTGACGGTGAAGAGATCGTTCAGACCTTGAAGAGGCTCGACTATATTAACGCACCCATGTAGCCACCCGTGCACAATCGCTCTGACTCTGCCTGGACGCAGGGCTATACTGATTGAGTCACCAGAGGCTCGTAGTCATCATGGACCAAGACTTTTTCTCCAGCATCCAGAAAGCTCTCAAAGCGGATGAACGCTTCAGCAAAAACGTTGCCGACAGCGTCCGTATCATTTTTGATTCACTTCATCAACGCCAGCACGCGTTCGAGGAAAAGAAAAAATCCGTTCAAGAGGAAATAGACAGTGGAGCAAAGCTCACCAACCATAAAATCTCTCTATGATTTCGCGTACCTTGACAAGGAGCGTATAGGCTTTTACTTCGCGCAGCTATCCAATGACGGCGTGCTAACACAGATGAAACGCACGGCAAGAGATTCGTCCTCTTTAAATACAAAAGGGGAAGTCTCAATTAAGGTCGTGAAAGGAGAAACAGGCGGCACCGATGTAGAAGAACGTGGCTTGGAGAGAATGTTCGATCCAACGTGGTTAGCGCCAATCGAGGTGCTCAACAGGCTGGACGAGTTGCGATATATACATCGCGATATCAAATCGACGCCGATCGGCGGTTTGTTTCTCTGCGCCGCGACGATGAGCGTCATTGACATTCGCATGCTTAAAGAGATGTGGCCTTACCTCAGCGACATGTTTGTGCAGCAAGAAATTAGCAAACATGCGTGGACACCAAAAACAAAGCAGAAAGCGGTTGCGGAGCTTAAGAAAAATTATGAGCACATTACGCAAGTTCTACAAAAACTTCCACACGCAATTCAGGCGTCATTTTTAACTCCAGAGGGTGCGTTTTGGTCAACGTTGCGTGCCGATAGCATGCTGATCAACCCTGACGATCTCGCGCTTAAACACGGCTCTGAAATTGCGGGCGAGTGGTTTCTCTTAGGAATTATGGATGCGCAGCCAGGAACGGTGCGTTATGCCGAGGAATCCGAAAGATCGGACCTTGGTTCCGCAATGGCACAGATTTTGAATGCTCTACGAGAATCAATGGGGCGTCCCAACAGCGCCTACGGTGTGACGCCTATAGCCATCTTCCGCGCCCCGCCGATTCCAAAGGAATTCGAATAACCGGCAAGTAAAAATTACTTGCCGTTTGGTTTGCTATTTGTCTTGCTGCCAACAATGGCGCGGATGATTCCAAGGATTGGAATTCCGACAAGGGCAACACTGACGCTCCAGTGAGCGCCAAGAAAGGCAGTTGCAAGCGCCCCGCCAATTGCCGCCAAGGAAATCAGCAAACCGATATAGTGGCCGCGCTGGGTATCGCTAACGACCGCCGCAAGATGCGTACGCTCATAGGAGATGCGGTGCGCTTGCTCCTCCTCGACCATGCGCATGATGCGCTCTGCGCCATTCGGAATTATTTCGTTGAAATGGGCTAGTGCGGCAGGCGGCGGAAGTGGCCCTTGCCATTCGGCAGAGACAACTTCGCGGCGCTGATTAGGGAGCTTTGCGTTCGGTTTCGCTGTGCTCACTGGCCATCACTTTGCGGAAGTCGTCACCCACGCGAACGGTAGAACGCCGCATACGCTCCAAATCTGACCCTTGCAGCGTCGGATAATGCGCGGCAGAAAACACCGCCCCCGGCGCTGACATGCCAGCAAGTATTCCAGCGAGAAGAACTTTCTTCCTGTCCATGTTTTTATTATGCAATGCACACCTTCTATCTGACAAGCAAAGCGGGGCCTCACTCGGCGACACATTGAGACAAATCTACGAACCCGCCCCCGAGGCGGGCTCTTACGCCACCTTCAATGCCGACGGGCTTCAGACCGACCCGATGCACGGCGCGCGCGAAATCTTCCGCCGTCAGCGGCGGCGCTTCGTCCAAGTCTTCAGGCTCAGACGCTGGCGCAGGCGTTTTTTCAACCATGCGCCGGAACCGCTACCAGCTTGACGCCCAGCGCCGCGCAAACACGGCTGATCGTCTCGAAGCGCGGCTGACTGGCGGGGCGCAGGGCCTTATACAACGCCTCGCGGGTCAAACCAGATGCCTTGGCGATTTCGGTCATGCCGCGCGCCCGCGCCACCGTTCCCAAGGCATCAGCCAAAGCCGCCGGATCGTTTTCTTCCATCACGATGGTTAGGTATTCGGCAATGGCCTGTTCGTCGGGCAGGTATTCAGCCGCATCGAAAACAGGAAGCTCGGAAATTTTGATTTTCTTGGTCATGGCTCAATCCTCCAAAGTCTTGGCCAATTCCTTAGCCGCCTTAATGTCCGCACCTTGCGTGGACTTGTCGCCGCCGCCCAGCATCACGATCAGCTTGTCGCCACGCTGAACGTAATACATGCGCCAGCCGGGGCCAAAGAATTCACGCATCTCGGAGACGCCCTCGCCAACGGGCTCCACGTCACCCAAATTACCTTTTCCAGCCTTTTCCAAGCGACGCACCAAGCGGCGCACCAAGCGGCGCTTGGTCATGCCGTCCTTGATGCTGGACAGCCAGGCCGTGAATTCGGGAAGCGGATGAATCGTGTACATGAGCAGAATTGTAGCCACTCGATTACAAATTGCAAGCCATTTAACCGCGCCGCTCAACACTACGGCAGCACTCAGCCCTTAGGTAAAGAAACCCCCGAAAACTGAACCTGAAACGCCCCTCACGTTAGGTTTCCGCGCTTTTTTGCACACAACCCGCTTCGGCGGGTTTTCCCCCCAATGGCCCGCGTCACGGCGCCAGTTCGCGCAGCACCTCGGGATGACGAGTCGCCACGGCCAGCAGTGTTTGTGCCGCGCCCGATGGCTTGCGCCGACCCTGTTCCCATTCTTGCAGCGTGCGGACCGATACCCCCATCAGTGCCGCGAATTGCGCCTGCGACAACTCCGAAGCCGTGCGCGCCGCCACCACGGACGGATACGTCACGCGCCCCTTGCCGGCCTTCATTTGCCGCGCGGCTTCGAGCAATTCCGCGCCGATGTCGCGCTTGGCGTCGCGTTCCAGCAATTCTTTTTCAGTCTTCATCGATCAACTCCTTAAGCGCCTTGAGGGTGTGCGCGGCGATGTTGTCGCGCGCGCTCTTGGCATAGAGGGTCAGCAGCCAGATTTCTCCATCGGCGCGCCGGTTGAAATAAATCACTCGTACACCGCCGCGCCGGCCTGTTCCGGGGCGGCTCCAGCGCACCTTGCGACAACCGCCCGATGCGGGAATCACATCACCCGCATCGGGATTGGCCGCCAGCCACGCACAGAACGCGCCGCGCTCATCTTCGTCCCAGTAGTCCGAGACAAGGTTCTGAAAAAACGGGGTTTCGATAACGGTGTACATGCGACAAATTATACGTCATTGCCGTATAACATCAAGTGTTTTTCGGTTGACCCCACTTGATGTAACAACGCTCGCTTTTCTGCACATGACCCTGAGGCGGGTTTTTTGTTGCCTTGTAGATTTTTTCAGAGCCTATTTCTACGATTGTTGACATTTACATTTCTACGAACGTAGAATTTACTCATCGCAACACCCCACGGACCGGCAGCCCCTCAGCGAGGGGAAGACCTACAGCCGGAGACGTACCGCCACGAAGTCGGACGGGGAAACGGGATCGAGATTGTTCTTTGACAACCAGGGATTCAGGAGAGGGCCACGATGAGTTTCCACAGCCCCCAGGCCACGAACACAGCCCCGACAACATCCAGGGCAATGCCGCCGACATGGGGTTTATGCAGCCGTCCTTCGATCACCACGCCAAACACCGGATTGAAGCGCGCGTGGTACGGGTGATTGATCCATTCCCCCATGCCGACGAGGAAGCCGCCCAGCGACATGAGCATGAGCACGGCGTTCGGGATGACTTGGAGCGGGACGGTCAGCGAGAGGACGAGCAGTCCGAAGCAAGCGAGTAAGAGCATTTTGTACCAGTGGTCGAGTTTCAGGTTTTTGAGCAGTTCAACCATGGCGGCCCTTGGTAAGTGAGGAATGGAGGTTTGGCAACACCCATTCTAGCCGCCACTTGCCGTAGGGCCGCCACCCCTCTTCTGAGTCCCCTGGTTCGGACCCCTCAAGCCAGCCGTCCGCTGGATGAGCGCAGGAGGTCGGCGGATCGCGTAACCGCCCAGAACATGCAGCACGCAAGCGGACCTGACCAAACGGAGTGAAGCAATGAACACCAACATTCTCCAGACACCCGGCTTCGGCGACGCGGCGACCTGGGGCCGCTGCGCCGGCCACCCGAACGACCCGCGCACGGACGACGACGGCTTTGAGGCCGACGAAATCGCTGACCGCGCGCAGCGCCTACTGCGCAGCGAAGATCGATTGGCGGACATTTTGAGTGACCTGTGGTGCCTGCGCGAAGCCGAAATGAAAGCCGCGATGGTGAAGCTGATGCGCGGCGACGCCGAGCCGCTGCGGAAGATGCTCGCCGAGCGCGCCGAGGTCGTTGCGCGGAGGGAAATCGAGGACGAGGCCGCCGAGGCGCGCCGGGAGTTCGAACAATGAGCGCTCTTGCCGTTCGCGCGCGCTGCGACTACACTGCATCTGTCCCGGAAGGGATGGGTCTCAAAAGCCCTTCAAGAAGCGGAAGCCGCGCCCGTCAGTCATGCGGTTTTTTTGCGCCCGCGCCAGTTCAATGGCCGGGGGTGCGACGGATACAACACCCCGCGAGGGGGAAGAAGTCCGCCTGTCTTCTTGCAGGTTTTGAGCCCCCGGCCGCCCCGGATGGTTGCGCTCAAAACGTTCCGTTCGGGGTCGTTTCAAAACGACTCAAGAAGGAGCGTTTCATGTCGCCATCCGTCCCCGTTCTCGCCATTGGCGAGCACAACATCCGCCAGCACGGCGAACTGTTTTCCCTGAATGATCTGCACCGCGCCGCTGGTGGAGAAGCGCGCCACGCGCCTAAATTGTTCCTGCGCCTTGACCAGACGCAGGAGCTGGCAGCGGAAATTGCTAAAGGTACAGATCTGTACCTTTCAGAACTTTCTAATTCTGCGAATTCGCAGAATTACACGCCAGTCAAATCGGTACGTGGCAAACACGGTGGCACCTACGCCTGCCGCGAACTGGTCATTGCCTACGCCGCCTGGATCAGCGCCGCTTTCCATCTGAAGGTCATCCGCGTGTTCCTCGCCGCCGCTGCGCCGGTTGCCGCCCCTGCATCGCTCTACGAGATGCTTAAAGGCCAGCACCTGCAATTCAAATTGACTTGGGAGTACGGGGAGATGCGCATTGAGCCGTTGAAAGGAAACAGTCTGCCAGCCCCCGCGGTTGCGCCACTGCCGCGCCTGGAATTCCCCCGTCCGCCCCGGCAGGGAACTTACAAGTACGACAAAAACAACCCCTACCCGCGTGACGGGCGCACGATCGAAATCGCGCAGGAAATCACCGCCGCGATCCGCGATTGGGCCGAGAAGCTACCCGACCCGCAGGCGCGCGACGATCTGAGGGATGCCGCGCACACGCTCTACGAACTTCTGGTGACCGGCTGGACGGAGGTCGATGAAGCGCTGGGGGCCTTCCTGAACGGAATGCACTACCTCAACCGTTGGCAGGGGCGCGGCGGACGCTGCGGAAATGTGGAGTGACGCCATGAAAACCGCCCTCCTAATCCTCGTTTTGTACGCCCTCGCCGGCTCGATCGATTTCGAAGCCGCGCAGACCACGCAGCACATCGTCGTCGAGCGGGATGCCCAAGTTGCGGCGTCATCTCACCTTAAACATGCCAAATGAGAACACACATGGAAAACGAACTCGCACCGCTCGAAGAGCGCCGCGTCACGACGAACGTTGATGGCTTCAGCAGCCAAAACATTCTTTCCGATGTCGGAAAGATGCGCGCGATGCAAGAGCTTGCCGGCGCGATGGCCCAAGCGGCCATCACCGTTCCGCAGCACTTTCGCGGCAAAGCCGGCGATTGCCTCGCAGTTGTCATGCAAGCTGCGCAGTGGGGAATGAACCCCTTCGCCGTCGCTCAGAAAACGCATGTTGTGAATGGGCAGCTCGGCTATGAAGCACAGCTCGTTAATGCCGTCGTTCAGGCATCCGGCGCCATCCACGGACGCTTTCACTACGAGTACCGCGGCGACGGCGCGAGCCTCGAATGCCGTGTCGGAGCAGTGATTCACGGCGAGACGGCGATCACATTCAACGAATGGCTGTCGACATCTTCAGTCGCGGTCAAGAACTCGCCGCTGTGGAAAACGAACCCCAGGCAACAGCTTGGGTATTTGCAGGTCAAGAACTGGGCACGGCAATACACGCCGGGTGCGATTCTTGGCGTCTATACGCCAGACGAACTAGCGCAAGCCGAACCCCTCGATATGGGCGTCGCCGAGGTCGTCATAAAAGAGAAACCCTCGAGCAGTGACCGTAAAGAGCTTGCGCCCTACCCTGCCGAGAAGTTCGACGAGAACCTTTCAACCTGGGATGAAGCAATCCGCGCCGGCAAAACGACAGCCAGCCGTGTCATTGCGATGGTGTCGAGTAAATACCTTTTAAGCGAAGCGCAATGTGCAGCAATTCGCGAACTCGGAGCCGCGCCAGTACCGGCGGCAGAACAAGAAATCGATCCCTTCGTTGCCGACATGGAAGCCGCAGAAAACATGCTTGGGGAACAAGCGTGAAAACTCACGATCTCGCCCAAGGAAGCCCGGAATGGCTGGCATTTCGCCGCGAGCATTTCAACGCCAGCGACGCCTCGGCCATGTTGGGCGAGTCGCAATACAAAACGCGCGGCGAATTGCTGCGCGAATACGCCACCGGAATTGCGCCGGAAATCGACGAATCCGTGCAGCGCCGTTTTGACGATGGCCACCGCGCCGAAGCCCTGGCCCGTCCGCTGGCCGAGTCCATCATCGGCCAAGAACTTTATCCTGTTGTTGGTTCAAATGGAAAACTTGCAGCCAGCTTCGACGGCCTGACGATGCTTGAAGACGTGGTTTTTGAGCATAAATTATGCAACAACGATCTGCGTGCGTGGGCGCGTGCATATAACTGCAACACTCAGAACCTTGCGCTGAATTACCGCATTCAGCTTGAGCAGCAGTTAATTGTCAGCGGTGCGGGACGAGCGCTGTTCATGGCTTCTCGCTGGAATGATGATGAAACGTTGAGCGAGGAATATCACGGCTGGTACGAATCCTACCCTGCTCTGCGCGAGCGCATCATCGCCGGCTGGCTCCAGTTCGAGAAAGACCTCGCAGAACTGAAAGACGACATTACCGCAAATGGTATTGCGCCAGAAACGCCGCCGGCCGTTGCCGGCACCGTACAGGCGCTGCCGGCGGTGTATGTGCAAATCAGCGGCCATATCGACGTGCGCGAGAATTTCAAGGCATTCGCTGTCGCGCTGCACGACTTCCTCGATCACCGGCTGATCCGCGAGCCGAAGACCGACGAAGATTTCGCAAGCCTCGAACAGCAAATCAAGACGCTGAAAAAGTCCGAAGAGGCATTGAACGCCGCCGAGTCACAAATGTTGGCGCAAATCGCAAGTGTCGATGACGTCAAGCGCCAGAAAGACATGCTCGCTAAATTGCTACGCGATAACCGGCTCATGGCCGAAAAGCTGCTGTCAAGTGAGAAAGAACGCCGGCGTGCGGAAAAAGTCCTATCCGCCAGACAGGATTTCGAAAGTCACGTCACTGCACTGCAAGGCGAGATCGCGGAACTGAGCGCAGACCTGCGCCTGAATGTTCCCGCTCCCGACTTTGTTGGAACGATCAAGGGCCTCAAAACGCTTGCCAGCATTGAAGAAAAACTTGGTGCGGCGCTGGCCAACGGCAAGATCGCTGCTGACAAATCCGCTGCCGAGCTACGCGTAAAGCTCATGTGGTTCAACGTCAAAACTTGCGAATACCCGATGCTGTTTGCCGACTTGCAAACGCTCTCCGTCAAGCCGCTGGACGATTTCAAACTAACCGTCACGGCGCGCATTGAGGCGCACAAGAAGGCAGAAGCCGAACGCCTGGAGGCCGAGCGTGAGCGCATCCGCGCCGAGGAAGCTGCCCGGCTGGAACGCGAAGCCGAAACCCACCGCACCGAGGAAGCCCGCCAGCATGCCGTCGCTGCCGCTGCCGCCGAGGACGATGCCCGGCGCGCGCGGGAAGCGGAAGCCCCGTCGCACCAGGGAAACGTCGTCCCGCCGGTTGCCGTTGCGCCGACGCTGCGACTTGGACAAATCAACGAACGCCTTGCGCCGATTTCAATCAGCGCTGATGGCCTATCAAGCCTTGGGTTTCCGCCTGCCGCCACAGACAAAAACGCAAAGCTTTATCACGAGCGCGATTTCCCGCGCATCTGCGCTGCGTTGCTGCGCCACATTCAGAACTTGTCATAAGGAATCCACACCATGAACGCACCGGAAGACTTTCGCAGCATGACCGCCGCCACGATTGGCAAAGACCTGCTCTCCGCGCTCGTCTCGGAAATCAAGCTGATGCCGAAAGTTTGGCCGAAGCTGCCGCAGATTAAACAAGACGACATCATCGATCGGCTGCGCGCCCGCGTCGAAGACAACGTGAAAATGGCCGTGCATCTGCTCGCGGCGCAGGGCCGCACCGTCGTTTCTGCTGAATTGGATTCAGTGACGCGCAAAGACGGCATCAAAGCCGTATTCAAGATCGCCTCGAATTCGGAAGGCCGGCACGAACTCTTTGACAGCGAGGGGGAATCTTGCTTGATCATTATTGCCGGATCGAACGCTCATTTGGCCGGCATAAACGAGATCAAGGGAGAGGCCGATCAGCGTGCGATGGACCTTGGGCACGAGTACCACGAGAACGACGGCGGCGGCATGGATGACAACGTCATCGATATTTATCCGCTGCCGGAAACGCGCGGACTTCCCGCGCCGAGCGACGCCGGGCCGACGCAAGAAGAACTCGACGCGGCGTTCGAAGAGGGTCGTGTCGCCGCGTCAGAAGGGCTGGCGCAAACCGATTGCCCGGTCATGAATGGCGCGCTCTGCATCGAATGGATAAAGGGTTGGAAAGCTTGGCAAGAGGAGCACAACACCGAGTGGTGGCAGGAGAACGGCGGCGATGAACATTGACTGGTGGGAAATTGAGGACCTTGCAAAGCTGATAACCGGCCTGTCGGAAGACTCAGCCGACGACGACGTCGAAATGGCGCTCGTGGATACGTTTGAAATCAGCTTTGAAATGTTCTGCAAACTCGTGAAAGCGCTCGTGCCCTACACCGTGTCGGCTGAAGCGGCGATAAGCGGCGAAAAGTTCAAGGGTTTTGTCAGCGAGGGCTCGTTTGTTATCAAGGTGCCGGTGTGAAAAACCGCAGGCACAACTACATGCTGCGTACGCAGGGCATCTTGTACGGCTACCAGGAAAGGACGGGTCACATTAGCTTTTACAACGCTGCGCGGTATCTATTTTTAATGGGCATGCCGCTTAAGGGCGCGCTGAGGGAACTGGCTGGGAGAAAGGAATGAACAACGAGGATCAGTACACGATCGGTGTCGAGCACGTCTGCATTTACTCGACGCACGACAAACGCCCGGTTGTCGACGTGAAAATCGAAGATGAGGGTGTCGCATCTATACACGCGCAGAACGTTTTTACATCGCCGGAGGATTGGCCAGAACTCGCTGAATGTATAAGGCGCGCGATTAATCTCGTGTGCCAGGAGTAGTTGAAATGACCAATAGAGAATTGATCCTTGAAAGCTACGGACGAATTGGAAATATCAAAGGCGTCTGCGCGGAAACAGGGTGTTCGCCATACAGTGTTTACATCGTGCTGCAAAAAGAAAAACTCTTAAAAGAGAGGGACCGACGCAATTACGGAACAGCGACAGGACTACGCGGACGCGATGCGGAAGATGAATTTCAACGCCTTGTTCCGCAAGCCGTCAATGCTAATAAAACTATCGATCAGAACATGCCGTCGTTCGATTTCATGATTGGCGAAATCACGGTTGACGTTAAATGCTACAGGCCGTCCAGCCAAAACAATAAGTGGGCTCTGCGATTTGCCCACAACAAGGCATTCGGGCCTGATTTTTATAGCATGTTTTTGCTAAATGACCGCGACAGCGAAGTGACAGACGGGTATCGAATTCTTCTCATCCCTCACGCACTTACGGTTGGCGCAAGCGCCGCCTATATCGATCCGAAAGTACCTGAGATGTATAGCTGGTGGGATTTTCTTATAGCGCCGAATGAACTTGCGCAAGTTCTGTCTGAAGCGGCGAGTTCTGAAATTCAGAAAACTCCGCCCGCTCATATTGAAGAAGACGACGAATTACGCATCGTTAATAAAATAGGCCGAGCCATCGTCAGAGAAGCGAACAAGCTGGAGAAAATAGCGTGAGCAATAACAGCATTGGCGCGGTTCGCCATGCTCAGGTATAAAACCGTCCATCAGTTCGCCGCAGAGAGCGGCTACACTGAACACGCCATCCGCGGAAAAATCCGCGAAGGTGTATGGATGGAAGGCCGCGTGTGGAAACGCGCCCCCGACGGGCACATCTTGATCGACGTAGAGGGGTATCACCAGTGGGTGGAAAACGGCAACGGACTGGCGTCACCGCCGTCTCCGACTCGTCAATCCAAATCGCGTTCACGTATCGCGGCATCGTCTGCCGTGAGCGCATCAAACTCCAGCCCACGCCCGCTAATCTGAAGCGAGCCGAACAGCATCGGTCCGCGATCCTCGACGCGATCGAGCGCGGCACGTTCAATTACGCGATCACGTTTCCTGACTCCCCCCGGCGCTTTCTTTTCGCCGAGCAAAAGGGCGAAGGTTATCTACTCGAAACCTATCTCGAAAGCTGGCTACCCAGGCAGAAGGCCCATTTAAAAGCGAGCACTTGGGATAACTATCGAAAAATTGTCGAACATACCCTGATCCCTGAATTCGGCCGAAACCGTCTCACCGAGATCAAACGCCCGATCATCCGAGAGTGGGGCGAAAAGCAGAGCTGCGCAAATAAGCGCCTTGCGAATGTTCAAAGCGTGCTGCGCAGCGCTTTACAGGATGCACTTGACGACGAATTGATTGAATCCAATCCGCTCTACGGGTGGAAGTTTTCTCGCAAAGGAGCGCCAAAATCTGACGATGATGTAGACCCGTTCAGCGCCGAAGAGCAAGCCGCACTGCTCGCAAAGTGCCGTGAGCCACAACATCGGAATCTGTTTCAGTTCGCTTTCTGGTCGGGGCTAAGAACTTCAGAACTTGCAGCTCTTGAGTGGGGGGACATCGATTGGATTCGCGGCATCGTGCGCGTGCAGCGCGCCGTCACCTATGCCAGCGACGAGCCAGAAACCACGAAAACACGCCGGGGGACCCGTGACGTGAAACTTCTTCCGCCAGCGCGAGAAGCCCTGGAAGCGCAGAAGCCGTTTTCGTATCTGCGCGGGAGAGAGGTATTCCTCGATCCGCGCACTGGCGAGCCGTGGGCTGGAGATCAACCGATTCGAAAGGGCGCATGGACCCCTGCTCTACGCCTCGCAGGAGTTCGCTACCGCCGCCCCTACCAAACCCGCCACACCTACGGCTCGATGATGCTCACGGCTGGAGAAAGTCCGGTGTGGGTCGCTCAACAAATGGGACATAGCGACACGGGGATGATCTTCAAAATTTACGGCCGCTGGATTCCAGATGCGGTGCCCGATGCAGGGGGGAAAGCTGTCGCGATGTTCAGCAGCGTGCCCGAAAAAAAGGCTGCGAAAAAGCTGCGATAG